TTTTATCGGTAACTTATTCTTAAACCATAACTACACTAACAAAGTACAAAATTTAACCGATAACAAAGATTTTGAGGCACACGAAATGAAAGGTAAAACAAGGGTTTCAACTACTTTTGTGGTATCGAATAAAACCGAAGAAATACTTTTAGACGGTAAAATTTTAAAAACTGAAAGTGTTAAACGTTTGGCGTTTTACCACAACGGAAACGAAATAAGCGAAGATAACGCAAAAGAGTTAGATTTATTTGCACCTGCTTATTATGATAAAGATAAGACAAAAACAAGTGGTCGTGGTAGTGTAGCAATCGAAGACGATTTTAGAATGATTACTTTAGGTATTGCCAAAATTAAATACCTAAAATGTTTTGGCGAAGAATATGCAAGGTAACAATAACCAACTAACTAAAAAGCTATCTTAATCGATAGCTTTTTTTTTGTCCTATATCGAAAATAAGTAAAACGTGTTTTAAGCTATTTAAAACACGTTTTTTATTGTAGGTATATCAATATATCATTTATAGGTTATAGTGGCTTATATAGCCCCCTGGGTGCCCCAGGACCTCCCGTTATCACCCTCCCGTATGCCCTCCTATATGGAGTAATAAGTGGGGCATGATGATGTTCACGAAATTTTCCTGGGTAAAAAAATGACATAAAAAAAGAGACCCCCTTATTTCAAAAATTTTTTTTTATATTTTTTCGTTAAAATTTTTAGACCCCTTTTATTTCATATTTAGTTTTAACCATAGTTAAATAGTTTTCAACCAAATCAGCATCAATATTTTTCCATGTAACATATTTTATGACATTACTAATTGTTGTTTTATGTACATTATATTTTAAACTAAGTTCTTTGATTGAACTCACATCATTTAAAAAATCTTGTCTTATTAATTTAACATTTTCATCGGTTAATTTTTGAACAATAACTGTACGATTATTCATTATTGCATGTTTATTATTTTCATAAACTGTTGTCCATTCTAAATTAGAATAATGATTATTCGTTTTATTTCCATCAATATGATTTATGATATTATATTCTGACGGTTTTGGGTTATGAACAAATAATAATCCAACCATTCTATGTATTCTAACTCTTTTTCTAATACCTAGTTTAGAATTTTTAATGAATGAAATCACATAACCACCTTTTTCTGTTTTATTTGATTTATCATCTATTGTATTTTTTAATATCTTTTTTGTTTCAGCATTTCTGAAACGCCCATAATTTGAGAACTCATAGTTTTCATAATCTTCGTGTATTTTCCAATTTTCTTCCATTTTACAAAAATACTAATTAAAATTTAGATATACAACTTTTTTATATATTTATAGATATAAAAACACTTAATTATGAAAGAATTTATTTTAAAAGAATTAAAAGAAGCGTTAGGACAATTACTAACAGAGGACAGAATCGATGACTTTTTTAAGTTTTTGGCACATGACCCAAAATCAAGTACAATGGCATCTGCATATTATACTGCACCAGTAACTATGAATAAATTTATCATAGGGGATGATGGTATTAAGATTCCAAATCCTATGCATGGGAAGATATTTAAAAATACACTTTTTATGTTTAGATGGGCTGATGTTTATAAAGATGCTGTTCAGAAAATCAATCCAGATTATGAATTTGGAAAAAGAAGTGGAACGTATGATAAGGTTGAGGGTTTCAAGGTAACTGAGATTGGCAAGAGTGGATTATATTTGCCGATATTGCCTACGGGTTCTAATTCTAATTATTCAGTATTGGAAGATGGTCAATGGATGCCGATTGATAAAGAAGAAGCTAGAAAGTATTTGCCACCATATAGAGGTGGTAGTGCATCTGGTGTTGAGTATCGTCAATTGATTGTTGATAGGATTGCTATGATTAAGTCTGGTGGGAATGAGTGGGTTAATCCACATTTTCATTACAAGTATTTGGGTCCTGGAACTTTTTCTGAATAAAAGTAAAAAAAACTTTGTATATTAGAAATAATGTTATATCTTTGCGGTCTAATCATTAAAACATATAAAAATGGCAAGAGCTAAGAAATTAGAAATTGAAGTATTGAATCCTAAGAAAGTTAAACCAGATTGGGAGTTATTGTTTGAGCAAGACAATCCAAAAATTAATCGTTTGATTGACCTTTACAAGGAGAATCCGCAACATGCTAGGATTATATATAAGCAGGGAAACAATCAAGAATTTCAACGCAGTAGAGTTCTTGCATTTACGTATCCAAATGGTGATGTTAATATTGTTCAATTTAGACATTCTTTTGGGATTAGTATCACAAACAGGATGTATCAATCAGAAAAGAACATAGCTGCTCTTATATACAAGAAAGAAACAAACAAATGGTATAGCAAAACAAATAGTGGTATAAAATTATTAAATTATAGTCTTATGTCAAATTTTGTTTCTAATTGTAGTCATTATTATCACACATTAGAAACTGACTCTATAAAAAAATACATATTTAAAATGTTGCCATGGCTTAGAAACATGGCTGAAGATAAGTATTCAGTATCACATGAGGTTGCTTTTAATACAATCATTAGCAAAAAGTTATTTAATCTTAAATCTATTTATCGTCATGTATTTGGTATTCCATATCCAGTTATTGAAATGATGATGGAAGGATTACATAATAGAAATGGTCAGACACCTATTCATTTTGTCAAGTCATGGAAAGAGATAAAAAAGGTATTGATTAACGTTGAAAATCTTAAGCTTGAGTTATTTGGTTATGATGGTTTTATTGATGCATGCAAGATGGCTTCTAGTGTTAATCAGAAGATAAATTGTTCATGGGGTCTTAAGAGATTTAAAGAAGAGCATGATGCGTGGGCAAAAGAGATAAGCAATGTATTGTTATTGAATCAAAAGAATAGCAAATTGAATATTTATCACATCTATGAGGATTTTGCTGAGTATTCTGGGTATGAATTATTACGAACCAATTTTGATTTGGTTCATGATGGGCTTATGATGAGTCATTGTGTTGCCACATATATTGATAACGTTAATAGGGGTCAATGTGCGATTTATAAGGTTGGTGGTCATACGATGGAATTAAATTTTAGATATGGTAAAACCAATAATCAGCAGACATTACAAGTTGGACAAATCAAGGGGTATAAAAATGCTTCAGCACCAATTAAATTGGTAAATTGTGTTCAAGACGTGTTAGATAAATTTAATGAAGAAGAATTACCTAATATTAAAATAGAACCACATATTAACCTTCAAAAGCAACAGACAATACATCAATTATGGGAAGTTGAGGACTTACCATTTTAAATAACAAAGGGACCTTATTGGTCCCTTTTTTTATCTTCTATTTCTTGCTTTGAGAGCATCCATTGCTGCTAATTTTTCTCTATAAGCTGCTTCATCATCTTGTGGGGCAGTTGTTGGTTTTAATCTAGCTATCTTAAGGACTTCATCCCATTGTTCATCTGTTGCTAGGTCTTTTCTAAAGTCTAGGCTTTGTAAATCGATACCTACTCTTCTAAGAGCATTTAAAAAGCTTTGCCATTCAGTTGGTGGTATTGTATTTTTTCTAAGTCTAGTTTTTAGGTCTTTATTTAATTTTAGTATTTTTTCTCTTGGGTCCATTTCGTTTGCAATTTCTGCTCCGCTTCCATCGGTATAAGAATCTATACCTGTCATTTTTGATTTAAGGAAATCAATTATAACTTCACCATAATAAGCATATGCTTTTATTTGAGCATCGGAAGCTGGTGACCCGTATTCATCATTACTTACTGGGGTAATATTATTTATTCCACCTTTTGTTTTTGCGTAACCGCTACGGTGTTGTGAACCAGGGTGGTCTATACCAGGATGTGCTGAAACGAAGAATACCATTTTATCATCATCTTCACCTCTAACACCGAATTGATTTTGTGATACGTCTGATGCTGCTGGGGTATATGTGCTAATTTTTATATCACCACGTGGGCTTAATACTGCTGATGTTCTGAAACCTTGTTGAATTGGGTCATGAGTAATTGTTTCCCAGTATTTTTGTTGTTCTATTGGTCTAGAATTAATGAAAGTTCTAGCGGCATCAATTTTTTCTTGAGTTCTAACTATGTCAGCTTTGGAAGTATTTCTGTTTCCGTAGAAGGCTTCATTTAGTTTATTTTTTATATAGGATTTCATTAACATTTATGTTTTTAATATAAATATTTGTTTTTGTGTTTAAAGATTATTTATTTGTTAGAAATAGAATATTTATTGATATGGAAATAAATGTATCTATTATAATTCCTTGTAAAAATGAGCAAGGATATATTGGCAAATTATTGGATTCGTTGGATAAACAACATTTGTCACAGAGTTTTGAAATAATAGTAGCTGATGCTAAATCAATTGATAGGACGTTAGACATTATTAATTCGTATTATGTTAAGTTACCTAATCTTAAGGTAATTGAGGGTGGTTTACCTAGCTTAGGTAGGAACTTGGGTGCTAGTGTTGCCAAGGGTCATACATTGTTATTTATTGATGCTGATGCTTATTTTAAGGATGATATGATAATAAGACATTCTGTTAGAAAATTCAAGAAAAATAAATTAGAATTATTGGGGTGTTATTTAAACATTGAGAATAATTTGTTTGTTAAGTTAATTTATTTTTTCTGTAATATTATTGTTAAATTATCTAAATATGATAAACCATTTGTTGTTGGAACATATTTTATGATTAAGAAGGATAAATTTTTTGAGTTGGGTGGATTTGATGAGAGTTTGATGCATTGTGAGGATTATTTTTTAAGCAAAGAGGTTAGTTCTAAAAAGTTTTCTTTATTTGATGGTTATGTTTATACTGATGATAGACGATTTAAGAAATTAGGTTATTTTAATATGATAATGTATTTTATCAAAAATACCTTTAAAAAAAATAATAAAGAATACTTTAAACAAGACATTGGATATTGGTTATGATGAAATATAGAACAATAGTTATATCAGATTTACACTTAGGTTCAACATATTCCAGAGCCAAGGATGTTACAGAATTTTTATCTAAAAATAAATGTGATACTCTTATACTTAATGGTGATATTATTGATGGGTGGGCTCTTAAGAGGGGTGGTACGTGGAATGATTCGCATATGAAATGTATTCAAAAATTAATTAAAAAATCTAAAACTACAAAGGTTTATTGGCTTCGTGGAAATCATGATGATTTTTTACATGATTTTATACCATTTAATTTTGGTAAAATTCTTTTGAGGGAGGATTTGGAGTATATTGGATTGAATGGGAATAAATATTTAATTTTGCATGGGGATATTTTTGATATTTTTGTAAATAAGATGAAATGGTTAGCAAAGATTGGTTCAATTGGATATGATTTTACCCTTTGGTTAAACAAATGGTATAATAAGTATAGAGAATTTAGGGGTTTAGAATATTTTTCATTATCACAAAAAATTAAAGCTAGTGTTAAAGAAGCGACTAATTTCATTGGTGATTTTGAAAATAATATGGTATCACATGCAAAGTCATTAAATTGTGATGGTGTGATATGTGGTCATATCCATAAAGCTGAATTAAAAACCATTGATGGTTTAGAATATATGAATTCTGGTGATTGGGTTGAATCTAATTCAGCTTTGGTTGAGGATTTGGATGGTAATTGGAGTATTATTTATTACTCTTAGGTGGTTTTTTGTTACCAGTTGTTTTAGGTTTAAGAGCTGCGGCTAATTTAGCTTTTGGGTGAACTTTTTTGGGTGCACCTGCTACCTTAGGTTTTTTCTTATATTTTTTTTTGACTTCGAATATCCTTTCTTTAGTTTCCTTCAAAACAATATTATAAGGCTCTGTAGTTAACAAAGACAAATCAAGTGACCATTGATACTTGGAACGTTCTTTATGTAGTTGAAATGAGCTTGAAATGTGTTCTTCGATTTCTTTTTGTGTCCATTTATTTACTTTAGCTAATTGTTGGAAACACACATCTTGTTTTCCTATTGCTATTGAGCGGCCAATGTGTTTAACTTGGTGACATGTGGGGCAAAGAGATACTAATTTTATTAATTTTTGAATTTTATTTTTATCATCATAATGCCATACTTCATGACATTCAACTTTATGTTTATATCCTTGTTTTAAACCGTCACTACCACATATCTCACATTTGTTATTGGCAGCGGCATATGATATGAATCTTATTTTATCCCATTCTGCTGATGTTACTGTACTTCTAATATTTGAAAAATGACACGTTTTGGGGATAAGCTCAATTTCTAATTTTGATTTACTCATTTATTCTACTCCATTTATTTTCGTTAACAATTAATTTATTTTTTAAAATAAATTCTTTTAACGGTTTTATTATTTTTTGGTTATATATTTTTAATCTATAATAATCCTTTTCTTTTTTTAAACTTTTTTCACTTAATTTACAATTAAAAATTTTTTCTATTCTAGATGACCAATTGTTTAATATAGTAACCCAATTTTTATGTGATGTTATAGTTATAGAATTACCATTATTAATTTCTTTAGAGATAGAGCCGTCACCATCGATAAAACCAATTAAATATGATAAAAACAATTCATCACTCATTTTTTCAAAAAGTAAAATATTAGGTGGATAATATGTTTTTGTTTTTGAATTTTTTTCATAAGTTATATCAAATTTTTCCATTATTTTAGGTACTATCTTTAAATCAGTTGCATTAATTGTTTTATAATTATTACCATATGTTTTTTTACCTTTAATTACTATTTCCCCTTGATTTCCTAGAGCTAAATCTTTGTTAAAATTTAAATTTGCCATATGTATATATTTTTTTTTTCAAAGTTAATTAAAATTTATTATAAAGTAAAGATATTTATAGAAAACAAAACAAATTATGGCAGATAGAAAAGTATCAGAATTACCTTTTGGAGATTTAACTCCAGATTCAATAATACCTATTGTTACTAATAGTGTTACATCACAAACAACGTTTGGTTATTTACTTTCACAAATACCTACATCTAGTGGTTCTAATATAGATACATTTACCACTGGTGGTACTTATAATGAAATTACGGGTATAGCTACTTTTACTAACAATACGGGTGGAACATATAGTGTAACTGGTTTTACTATTGGTGATTTATTATGGTCAGCTGGTACTGGTTTAAATTCATTAACAACGAAAAACACAAATAATGAAACAAACGGTATTAATTCAGTTAGTATTGGTAATTTTAATATAGCAAATGCTGAAAACAGTTTTGTTGAGGGTTATAATAATATAACTGGATATCGTACATTTAATAGTATATTATCTGGTAATGTTGTTACTATAAGTGATGGTGTTGATTATACAAGTAATTTTAATAGTGGGAGTGTATTATTAAATGGGGAAATTACACCATATTTATCTGTAGAATATATTGAACCTAATTTTAATATTCTTTTAGATATACCTATTTCAGAATATACAGTTACAATTGATTCATTAACATATTCACCAATTGATAAATCAGGGTTTGATAGTGTAGATATTGGTGGAGAAAATGATGATTATAACTTTTTTATTGAGTTACCAACTTATTTTGATGTTAATTTTTTAGGTGTCGATTATTCATCAATAAATGTTTCCACAAACAATTATTTAACTTTTGGTGGTGGAAACGATTCGTGTTGTTTAAATTTTCCAAGTGACATACCAAGTGAAATTGGGTTTGGTGGGATATTTTTATCAACATATGGTGATGAATCAGACCATGATAATGATGGAATTATGTGTGCTTTATATACTGGATTTACTGATAGTGGTAATATTTTAGTTGTTAGATATGAAGGTACTTATTATGATTATAATGTTAATTGTTCAACAGGTGGAACACCAAATTTAGTTTATAATTATTTATTTTATAAAGATAATCCAACAATTATTGACATTATAATTGAAGAAAATCCATATATTGGAGGATTTAATCCTAATAGTGGTGTATCAAATGGAATTGATGACACATATATGGAAACATTTAATGGTGCTTCTAATACTGCTTATAGAATAACAACAATCTCAAGTGTTGGAGGAATAGCAACAGTTGCTGACATAAATGATTTACAAAATCCTTTAGCGACTAATTTTATGGGTGTTAATAGTCATGCTGGGGGATATAGAAGTATTGCATTTGGTGATACAAGTTTTGTTTATGGTAATCAATCACAAGCAAATGGAACCAATACAATTGTATTAGGTGCTAATATAACTGGAAATACATCAAACACAACTTATGTTGACAGATTAAATATAAAAACATTATCAAGTGGTACTAGTCTTAATACTCTAGGTATTGATATAGATGGAGTTGTAGTTGTAGTTACAGGTTCAAGTAATTTAGCAATAAGTATTGTAAATAATTCAAGTTTATTTTCAACTGGATTATATCAAACTGGTCAAAACGCAACAAATGCTATTTATTCAAATTTCTTTGGTTATGGTGCTGGATATCAAGCAACAAGTGCACAATATTCAAATTTCTTGGGTAATCAAGCTGGTTATGAAGCAACAAGTGCAAATGACTCAAATTTTATGGGCAATCGAGCTGGATATCTAGCAACAAATGCTAGATATTCAAATTTTATGAGTATTTACGCTGGTTATGGTGCAACAAATGCTAGTTATTCAAACTTCATGGGTAATCAAGCTGGATATGGTGCAACAAATGCTTATTATTCAAATTTCTTTGGTCAACAAGCTGGTTATCTAGCAACAAATGCTTATTATTCAAATTTCTTTGGTCTTAATGCTGGTCTTCAAGCAACATATGCTTATCAATCTAATTTCTTTGGTTGGCTAGCTGGTTATGGTGCAACCAATGCAAATGATTCAAACTTTTTGGGTCATCAAGCTGGTATGGGTGCAACAGATGCTCCTAGTTCAAACTTCTTTGGTTGGCTAGCTGGTCAATACGCAACCAACGCTAATAATTCAAATTTCTTTGGTTATCGTGCTGGTCGAAACGCAACAATTGCTTATGAATCAAATTTCTTTGGTACTAATGCAGGTAATGGTGCGACAGGTGCTAGTCAATCAAATTTCTTTGGTCTTAATGCTGGTTATCAAGCAGTAAATGCTATAGTATCAAATTTCATTGGAGAAGGGGCTGGTTATCAAGCAACAGATGCTGGATATTCAAACTTCATGGGGTCATTGGCTGGTCGATTTGCAACAAATGCTAGTTATTCAAATTTCTTTGGTCCTGAGGCTGGTTATGGTGCAACAGCTGCATCTAATTCAAATTTCTTAGGTTATAGTGCTGGTTATAGTGCAACAAGTGCTTATGATTCGAATTTCTTTGGTCCTAATGCTGGTAATGGTGCAACAGCTGCATCTAATTCAAATTTCTTTGGTAGTAGTGCTGGTGCTTATGCAATCGAAGCTCAATATTCAAACTTTATGGGTCAATATGCTGGTTATGGTGCAATAGGTGCTAGTAATTCAAATTTCTTTGGTGAAAGTGCTGGTTATGCTGCAACAGGTGCTAATCAATCAAATTTTATAGGTTCTTATGCTGGTTATGCTGCAGCAGATGCTAATCAATCAAATTTTATAGGTAATGGTGCTGGTTATCAAGCAACAAATGCAAATGATTCAAATTTTATAGGTTATAGTGCTGGTTATAGTGCAACAAGTGCTTATGATTCAAATTTTATAGGTTATAGTGCTGGTAATCTAGCAACAAATGCAAATTATTCAAATTTCTTTGGTCAGAATGCTGGTAATGGTGCAACGGATGCTAATGATTCGAATTTCTTTGGTCTTAATGCAGGTAATGGTGCGACAGGTGCTTCTTATTCAAACTTTATGGGTCAATATGCTGGTAATAACGCAACCGAAGCTCAATATTCAAATTTCTTTGGTTATTTTGCTGGTAATAATGCAACAGGTGCTAGTAATTCAAATTTCTTTGGTTATGGTGCTGGTCGAAACGCAACAATTGCTTATGAATCAAATTTCTTTGGTACTAATGCAGGTAATGGTGCGACAGGTGCTAGTTATTCAAATTTCTTTGGTGCTCAAGCTGGTAGAGACTCAATTCTTGCTGAATATTCAAATTTCTTTGGTGATTGGGCTGGTAAAAACGCAACAAATGCTAGGGCATCTAATTTCTTTGGTATTGGTGCTGGTTATCAAGCAACAAATGCAAATGATTCAAATTTCTTTGGTACTAATGCAGGTAATGGTGCGACAGGTGCTAGTTATTCAAATTTATTTGGTGCTAATGTTGGTCTAGCTTTCACTAACAATAAAATTGGTTTTAATAATATAATCATTGGTACTAGTATATCATTACCATCAGGTTCAACAAATAGCTTAAACTTGGGTGGTGTTTTATTTGGAAAAAATACATATTCAGGAACAACAGGTAATCCAAGTATAAGTGCACAAACACAAGGTAGAATTGGTATTAACGTAGTTAATCCATTAGAAGCATTACATGTTAATGGTGCGGTTACAGTTGGTTCAAATTCATATACTAGTTTAACTAGTGGTGCAACAACACCAGTACCAAGTGGTGGTGAAGGAACAATAGTATTTGATTCAGTAAATAAAAATTTCTTTGGTTGGACAGGAACAATATGGAAACCATTATCATTATAATAAATAAAAATATGAAAATAAAAATAACAGAAGAACAAGCCAAAAGACTTAACTTATTAAAAGAGGATATTAACCCTATTGATAAATTAAAACAGTATGTAAACATTAAATCGGATATTGTTAATAATTTATATGACAAATTAATTAATTTAAGTGTATATGAATTGTTAACTGAAAAAATAGATTTTAATCAAATAGATAGAATGTTAATGAATATGGAAGATGAAATACATATTTTGATTAGACAAGCATATTCTTATATTGATGATTTACCAGATGAAGGGTTAGATATAATAATTGATAGGACTGAAGAGAAATTAAATGGCAAGATTAGTAGTATTCATTTATTAATATCTGGTATTGAAAAAATTCCAGATTTAGAAGATGAATATAAAATAACTAAAGATTTTAACGGTCCTTTAGATATTACAGATATTCAATAAAAATGTTGGTGTTTTAAAAATTATTTAGTATATTTGCCATAAAATAAAAATATATGGTAGAAATAATAAAACACACATTTGGATTATGTGGAGAAGGTCATCCAAGTTTGATATGTATGTTAGGTATAGGGCCTATTTTCTTGGTGTTTAAGACATACATATTAACAATTGGTTCTATGGTATCATCTTCTATAAAACTTGTTTTAAAACAAGCTTACAAGTTTCTGAATCTAAATTAAAAACAATTTTAAGAATATTAATTAATTTAGAATAAAGTATATTCATTTCTTTTTTATCACTTATTTGATAAATGTGACCATCATCAAATAAGATACCACGTTTAAAACGGTTTTTAAATTTATATCTAGATATTGGATAATATCTTCTTATAAAATTAATCATTATTTTTTCCATAGTATTAATTTCCACCATAACATTTTAATTATAAATATCAATAAAAATGAGTAAATTTGATAATCGTATTTATTTAACAATATGTGAAGTATCCATGGAGTGTTTTAAAAAATCAAAATTCATTAATTATTATAATTATTGTTCACATATGGCTTTAGCGTTAAGGTCTAATGTTATTGGTAAATCACAGACCAGAGATTTGAGTGAAATAATTGAAATGTTAGATATAATATATTCTATGGATGCTGAAACAACTGGAAAATATCTATTTGATTATTTTAGTTCTGATAAAGTTCGAGAATTTGAAAAATGTGTTATTTTAACTCAAATGGCGTTTCCATATTAAAATAAAATGGTTTTACTTTAATTTCACCATTTTCATGTTGTTCTTTTTTATAGTCTAAAAATTCAATGATATGTTTTTGTAGATAATCATCATCAAAACAATTATAAAAAACAATTCTAGCATATTTCATAAGATTAAATATTGCTGTATTTTTTGTTCTAGCATGACCATAAACGTATAAATACACAGCTGGATGGTCATCTTTAAATTCTCTATTCAAAGATTTAATAACTAATTCTCTATATTTAATAATTAATTCTCTATCAGTATTGATTTTTTGATTCATTTTGTTTATATTTATTAAATATAACAATAAATTAAAAGAATTAAAAATGGCGTTACAAGTAAATAATGAAAACCTAGCAGAGGTATTAGCTGCAAAAAGTATAACAGTATTACAATTTAGTGCTGAATGGTGTGGACCATGTAAAATGTTAACCCCAATTATGTTAAAATTAAGTGAGGAATATTCTGATAAAGATGTAATAATTGGAAAAGTTAATGTAGATTCCGATTCTGAAATTGGAGTTAAATATAATGTTAGAAACATTCCAACACTTGTATTTTTAAAAGATGGTGTTGAAGTTGAAAGAACAGTCGGAGTTCAAGGAAAATTAGCGTTAGAAACAAAAATTGATGCATTATTAAATTAATAAAAAGGTCCGATAATAGGACCTTTTTTATTTTATATGATATTTATAGATATGAAAAATAAACTTATAATAACAGAAAGTCAGTTAAAGCGTTTAAAGATAAAACTTAACGAAGAAAACACTCATGCTTTAATTGTAAAGCAACTAAAAAATGAATTAGACTCGAACTATGAACCTATTGAAAAATACGTTCGTAAGGGTGGAGAATATACTCCTACTGCTATGGTAAAATCTTTAACTGATGAAGAAGAACTTTCGGTTAAAGATTTATATGAATACATGAAATTTAAACATGGTATTGGTGAAGAAGTAATAGATGAAAAAGATACCCCATCTAAAAAGGTACCAACTAAAGAATTCTTAAAACAAGTTATCACTGATTGGATGTTTGGTAATATTAGCGATGATTATTCATTGTCTAAAAATATTTCATTATATTAATGTCATGGACCTCAAATTTAAAATAAGAAATGTATTAAAAGAATATTATGGTGAATTCAATTCATTATTAGAAATTGAATATGAAAATAAATTAACCGAAAACCTTATAGTAGGTGATTATAACACAAAAAAAGCTTGGGCCACTTATAACCAAGTTATATTAGAATTAAAATTTTCTTTACATGACAATTTGAAAGTCAAGCAGTTACAATATAATTTAACTGAAGATTCCAATCCAAATATAGAGTGTATGAAAGTTATTGAAGAGGTTGAGGCTATAACGCCTGAATTAACAAGATTATATGAAAAAATCAAAAATTTATAGTTAATATTTGTCTTTAAGTTAGGTGTATTAGTCTTATCTAGATATTTATTAGTAAATAACATTTAACTAAAAATACACTGATGGACGCTAAAAAATATTTATTATTACAAAGTAGTCAAGTTAGAAAAACTACATTAGACAGAGCATATAAAAAGCACATTGTTAATACTTTTATAGGTTTTGATGAAGAAGAAGAAGAGAGATGGGAAACATATAATTTAATAGTTGATTCATTGTCTAAAAATGGGAAATATAATTACATTGATGAGATGAAATATAGAGTAACTGATGGGGAAAATTTAAATGAAGTTTTGCTTAATTTTATTGAAAGAAATGTATATGAGGTTGATGGTCTTATCTGGTTATTAAAAAGAAGAATCGAAGAATATTTGGAAGATGATTTTTTTAAAAGATTTTACATATAGTTATTGATTATTAAATTTATTTTACGTATATTTGGAAAAAAATAATATGAAAGAAAAAAACATAACCGATAGATTAAGTTTCTTAGCTGAAAGTTTTGATGTTTTTGAATGTAATGATGAAAATCAAATAAGTGAAAAATTAGATTTATTATCTCGTGATAATTATATTTCATCACCTGTAATGACTACAGATGGTTTTATAATTGCCATATCATCCTATAAAACAAATGAAAAAGAAAGAATACTTAAAAAGGTAAGTGTTTGTTCTGAAGTTTTTACAAAAATGATTGTTGCTGACCCAAGTGAAAATAAAATGTATCTACAATGGATGCTTAATTTATTTATACGTTTAATAAAAGATGGTAAAACATTAAGTCTTGAATCAGCTATACGTTTTGTTAATGAGGATTTACCACAAGCAAATAATTATTTAACAATTTTTGAAGATAATAAACGTAAAAGAAAATTTAAAGATTTATGTCATGGTTCTTATATTCTAAAAGGTATTACAGACCCAACTGATATTAATCAATATAAATCATTATCTCAATTATTTGATGCTGTGGACCCTTTTATTGAAAAGGATACTAGTGCTATTGAAAGAACGTTATTAAAATTTGTTGAAACGGGTCAAGCTGAAATACCAGTACAAGATAGAAAGTATATGTTATATATACCTAAAACAACTGATGCTAGTGTAGTTTTTGAAAAACACGCTAACTGGTGTACTGCTAGAACAGGAAATGGTATGTTTAAAAACTATACCGAAAATTATACAACACCTAATGGTAAAAAATCAGATATTTATATAATTATCAATAACAAATTCTTTTCTGGAGAATCTGATGAGATTTATCAAATACATTTTGAGTCTAACCAATTAAAGGATAGAAAGAATGGTCAGAATGTAAGTATCTTTGAAAATGTATTATCAGAAAGTGAAGGTATTACAAATTACTTTTATGAGAAGTTGATGGCTATGGCTAAAACTCATAAAAAAGGAATGGAAAATAATAGGTATTTGGATTATCTTATTCAATTTGGTTTTGCAGAAAGCTTATTTGAATTATTGGATGAACAAACACCAGCAATAAAATTTATGAACAGAGAAATACCACGATTACCAGATATTAGTCGTTTTAAAAATGTTGACCAAATTGTCATTACAGATGCTAAGATGGTTGAATTACATGAATCTGTTGGAAATTTAATAAATTTAGAAATGTTAGTATTAACAAACAATCGTATTAAAGCATTACCAAAAGAAATTGGTTTATTAAAAAAATTAGAATTTATTAATTTATCTGGAAACCCTATGCAGGATTTCCCAGATACGATTGCGTATTTAGATAAATCTAATGGTGGCTCGTTATTGCGAATTGCTATGAATATAGAAGAAATAGGAGAAAAGAATTATAAAAAATTGAAAGAGTTGTTACCAACAACTGTTTTAGGATAAAAATTTTAAAAGGCTCCATTTAGGGGCCTTTTTTATTATAACACATGATTAAGTTTTAAAAAAATGGAATGGAAAAGAAACAACAAAGTAATTGAAGAATCAATAGTAGATTACTTAGAAAAATTGTTTGATGAGCAATTAGAAAAAAATTATAAATTAAAAGTATCTATTGGTACCGATTCACAAAAAATAACTAAAACACTATATAAATTTGCAACAGTAATTCTTATTACTAGTACAGAAGATTTAGGTGGTGGTGTTATTTGGGGTCGTGGTGGTATGATTGTGTCCGCAATATATAACCATGACTTTATGAAAAAAGAATTAGATGGTAAAAAAAGAGATAAAGGGTTAGTTAATGAAAGAATGGTATTTGAAGTAGGTAAATCAATTGAAGTTGCTGCTGAAGTTGCTGAATTATTAGATTTATATGAAATACCTTTAGAAATCCATGCCGATATTAATCCAGACCCAAAACATGAATCTAATAAAGCTTTACAATCAGCTGTAGGTTATATCTTAGGTATGGGTTATGAATTTAAAATAAAACCAGAAGCACCAGCCGCTAGCAATGTTGCCGATAAAATTTGTTAATTTATTATCGTTTAAATTTACATTTTTAGTTAAATTTCTATATTTATTATAAACAAAAATTTATGATAAGATATGCATTAAAACATAAAAACGGTGAAGTAATTAATACAATTTCAGCCTTTGATTTAAATGAAGCAAGTGAGAAATTTGCTAAATTAAAACTAATTACATCAAAACAATTATTAGAAATTTTTGATGTAGATATATTTATTAGATAATTTATGGCTTTTTTATTTTTATCACATATTTATAAATAAGAAAATAAATTTATTTTAAAACAAGAAAATATGTCAAACTTAAAACCAGTTGCTAAAAAAACAGTTAAAATTAACGAAAATGACCTTGTTGATTTAATCGATAACATTGTAAATGAAGCTGTTGCAGTTAAAAAACAAGAGTGGATTAATGAACAAGCTAAAAAAGCTACCAACAAAACAGCTGTTTTAGAAAGTAAAGTTGCTAAATTAGAAGCAATCGTTAACAGATTAACAGAAGGTAAAAAGTAATTTTTATCACAAAATAAAAATAGCTAGAGACATTTTACATGCTTCTCTAGCTATTTTATTTTAAATAGTTTTATGGAAAAAGTTATAGAAAAATTAGAAAGAGATACCACACCTTTGGTATCCAGCGTAGAACGTGATGAATTTATCATTGCTAGTGAGAAGGCTTTTGATTGTATCTTTGATGGTACATCAAAATTTTATCCATGGAAATTTCCAACTCAAATCCCAACAAAATTTAAATTAGGTGTAATCGTAGGTTCTAGTGGTTCTGGTAAATCAACTATGTTGAAAAAGTTTGGAACTGAAGAGTTCCCAATATGGGAACTAAATAAATCAATCGTATCCCATTTTGATTCACCAGATGATGCAATAAATAAATTAGGTAGTGTTGGATTAAATTCCATCCCTTCTTGGTATAAACCATATCATGTATTATCCAATGGTGAGAAGTTTAGAGCTGATTTGGCTCGTAAGATTAAATCAAATTCAGTTATTGATGAATTTACTAGTGTAGTTGATAGAGATGTAGCCAAAGCGGCCAGTGTCTCATTATCAAAATACATAAAGAATAATGACTTGGAAAATATAGTAGTTTCAACATGTCATCATGATATATTAGATTGGTTAGAACCTGATTGGGTATTAAATGCTGATACAGGTGAATTACTTCACGGTTTTTTTTTGTCCGACCAAGAATCGATATTCAAATTTATCAAACAACGTATGATAAATGGGAAATGTTTAAAGACCATCACTATTTAAGTGCTAACATAAATAAAGCTTCCAGATGTTATGTTGCTGTATGGGAGGATAGAATCATTGGATTTGCTTCAACAATTACTATACCAAGTGGAACAATAAAGAATGGCTGGCGATTGCACAGAGCTGTTGTGTTGCCCGAATTTCAAGGAATAGGGTTAGGTGTTAGATTAATAGATACAATCGCTCAAATCCACTTAGAACAAGGTCATAAGTTTTTTGTAAGAACTAGTCATCCTAGGATAATTTATTTTTTTGAAGATTCAAAAATATGGAAACCAACATCTAAACATAAAAAAATAAGACGTGATGTTTCTGATAAAGATATGTATAAAAATCATATTTATGATAATAAACGTTTATGTGGTAGTTTTGAATATATCGGTAGTTCTAATAATTTTTCTAAGATATCATCTTTATAATTAATAATAATTAATTCAATTTTATTAATTAGACAATAATTAAGTTTAATATTATCACGAATCAATAATTTATTAAATTCTTTTTCACCACCAAATTTACTTCTTGGTTTAAAATGTTGTATACCTTGATATTCAATACAAATATTAAAATCAGGTAAATAAAAATCAAATGGTAATGGTAATATATTTCTACAATCTATAAATCTTTTTTGTGGGGTATAAATTATATTATTTCTTATTAAAAATTCTTTAATTTCTTTTTCACCCTTTGATTCTCTACAAATTGGACAACCATTACCAGCTAAATGATTATGTGGTGTTTGTTTAAATATTCCATGTTTATTACATATTATTTCTATTTTTACTCCATTACCAGTATATTTTATTTTATCATAATTATATTTATCACCATGTATATTTATTGCTTTTTTTATGAATTCTTCATCATTACTTGAAATTAATTTACACATATTAGTGATACTACATTTTTGACATCCTCTTTTACCTAAATGTTTATTCGGTGATAATTCAAATTCACCATGTATTTCACATATTATTTTTATTTTTGTTTTTACATTAACATACTTTACTAATGAATAATCATATTTATCACCATGAATTATTTTAGATTTTACTATGAAATCATCTGTTGTTACTTTTCTACCCATAACTTTTTATTATAAATATACGAAAAAAAGTTAAAACATCCTAGAATTGGTTTTTATTTTGAAAAATCAGAATTGTGGAAACCTACTAGCAAGAATAGAAAATTAAGAAAAGACGTAACAATCAAGGATATGTTCAAGGAACATTATTTTGATACAAAGAGAGTTTGTTTCAGTCACGAATATATAGGAAATAAATAAGGGCCATTACGGCTCTTTATTATTTTGTTAAATTTTCACGTATAAGACGTTTAATAAGTGATTTAGTACTCTCGGTTACACCTTTAGCTTTCCAGTATTTATCAGCTTTATCTTCCATCTTATTAAGTCTATCATAGTAATCTGCGAATTCAGATACATGGTCAGTTGCAATTTCTTTAGCTTTTTCTCTATCATTGGTATGTTCCATTTCAACTTTGATTCCTTTACGAATTTGAGCATGAATTCTTGATATACTCACCTTGAATTTTTTAGCGATATCTTCTGGTGTAAGTTTATCTGCTTTACCACCTTTAAGTTTATTTGTTTCAGTTAATTTAACTGATTCATCAACATTTGCATGCAATGCTGCTAAGTATTTATTAACATCACCTTTGGTGCACCCTACTTTGGCTCCACCATCTTTTTTATAGATACATTGGCCTTTTACTTTATATGGCATAATTTTTATTTTTTATTTTTTTGTAATTTTTGTTGCCAGTACATTGATTTAATTACTGGTGTAGTAACTGCTGTTACAGCTACCAATATATCAAAAGCTAGTGTTATGTTTGCTGATGCTGCTTGTGTTCCAATACTAGTTATCCATGAAATGATTCCAGATACATCAATAGAATTAATAATTGAATCTTTAAAATTTTTAAACATATCGAACAAAGCTGCAACACCATTAAATAAATTATTACCGTCTTTGATAAAATCTAAACCCATATTAATCATTTTATCAAAGAAATTTAATTTAACAAATGTAAGTATAATTGTAAAACCTAACTTAGATAAGAAACCTAACCACCCATTACTTGTCATTATATTGGTTAAAACATTTTTGATATGAATTAACATTTTAACCATTTTATCACTAAAACCTACAATACTTGCACCTAATTTTTCATTTAAAAATGTAATAACCTTATCTATTTCTAAATTTAATTTATTACAAACACCATTTAAAGCTTTGTTAGCTCTATCCATATTTTCAGGTGATAATATAACATCTCTAAATAACATTACAATATCTTTGGTTGATTTTACAGTATCGATAACTATAATAGCATTTTCTTTCCCTTTTTGAATAGCTGCACCAAGAAATTTATTAGCAGAAGCCAATACACCTTGCATTGATAATGCTTCTTCTATAATCTTTTTCCTCAAAGCTAAAGAATAATGCTCATTTAAAGGAACTTCAATACCTAAGACATGTTTAATATACATTGGGTCACTAATCATCATTAGTGTATGTTCACTTAATTGATTTTTCTTATCATTAAGGATTAATTCTTCGGTTAATAGTGATTTAATATTATACATATAAGTCTGGATTCTTTTTTCCCCATTTTTTTATTATTACACCAGCAACTGCATTGGCTTCATTTTCTATTTCACTTTCATATTTTTTATAAAGACATTCTTCTTTTACTTCGTATGGCATGATTTTAATTTTTTAATTTCCAATAAAAACCACAATAAGTTTTCCCAGTTTTAATTGCTAAACCTATGTATTTTCTATTTATTTTTAATTTTTCGTTCAATTGTAATATTGTATTTACTCTAAAATTGTGAACAACAAATTCTTCACCTTTTAATCTCCAAATAAAAAACCCAGCATGTCTATCTTTACCTTCGAAACATCTTTTTATTGCCGTTCTACTTATTTTTAACGTATCAGATGCTTTTTTAATTGATACCCATTCTTGAATTAAAACCATATTTGAATCGTATTGAAGGATTGTTTTTCCAGATTTTAATGATTGTCTGGTTTCGATAACTTCTTCTACGTAAATATCTGTTTTATTTATTTCTAATTTATTTTTAGGTTTAGTATAACCACCTTTATAATTAAACGAATTAACACCAGAAAATTTATCAGTTAAAGTTTCGGATATTTTTTTCTTAGTTTCATCCGAAACTTTAACTCCCAATGTATTACCAGCTATTTTACATATATTATATTCTGGTTTTAAATTGTCTAAATAATATTGTTCACGTTCTAATAATTTTGTTTTATCGATAACTTGTTCTATAATTACAAAATCAAATGAACCTTCACCGTGTTTATTCCAACCATTTTGTAATTTCTTATTACAATGGTTATTATTTTTTAAATCTGAAATATGTTTTCTATATCTTAGATTAAAATTAATCGCACTACCAATATAAATTTTATTATTTATAAGATTTATTATTTTATAAATTCCACTTGTCTTAATCAATTTCATATTTTATATATAAATTTCTGGATGTAATCTACCATAAATCCTAATTAATTTTCCAGCAACAGCATTTGCCTCGTTTTCTATTGGTGAACCATCTTCACCATCTTTAATAGAGTCTTTTAACCTTCCCTCTAAATTTTGTTTGTGGTGACATAATTCATGACCCACGCTACGCATTACATCAATTATTGCTCTATCTTTTACATAAATCTTAACAAAACCATTTAGGTTATAATAAGCGGTTGTTTTAATATCTGGAGTTCTTTCGTAAGCCAAAGCCACTTTAATATCATCATTAATTCCTAATTCTTTTTTAGCAAAATTTACAAATGCTGCCATTACTTTAAGGTCTTTTTCTTTTTTAGTTAGAACCCTTTCGTTAAGATTTTCTTTTTTTGGTGTATTATCGTGACCACATTCATGACAAATATATAAATCCTTTTTATCAGATTCAGATTCTTTCCAATGCCATCCACATTCAGTACATGTAATTGTTTTATCTAATGCTTCTCTAAGAAGAGATTTAATAATAGGTTTCATATTTTCTTTCATACTTGGTAATTTTGGATATCTAATCATTGTATCAATAAAATCATTATTTCCTAGATTTAATTTAAATCCAAATTTTTTATAAAATTGTGTTAATCTATTTTTATCACCACCAAATTCACTTGATGGTGTAAGGGTAATTATTTGTTTATTATTATCGGCATATTTAATCAAATCTAACATAACTTTAGTACCAATACCAAGATTTCTAGCTTCTTCTTTTATTATTATTGTTGATAGTTTAATACTAGTATTAGTTTCGTGAATTTTTAACCAATTTAAAAATTCACCATATCTATCAATTAAGATTTTTTCTATACCCATACATATAAATATACAAAAAACCCACAAAAAATTGTGGGTTTTTTAAATTATTTAGATTTTGATTTCTTTGTTGTCTTTACAACTATCTCACCTTTAACATAATCGATGTTGATTATTTCACCTTCTTTGATATTTTCATTAAGTATCTCATCAGCAACGGAATCTTCAATATAATGTTGAATTGCTCTATTAAGTGGTCTAGCACCATATTCTTCGCTATATCCTTGTTCAGCTAAGAAATCAATAGCAGCTTCTGTTACGTTTAAAGTATAATGCATTTCTTCGATTCTACCTTTTAATTTTTCAATTTCAACATAGATAATTTTATGAATATCTTCTCTACTTAATGAATTAAAAACAATTGCTTCATCAATACGATTAAGAAATTCTGGTTTAAATTTTTTCTTTAAAGCTTTCTCAATGATATCTCTAACTTTATTTTCTTCAGAAAGAATTTTAGAATCAGTTTCAAATCCCATATTTTTACCAAATGAATTTGCTTCTTTAACACCTATGTTTGATGTCATAATAATCAAAGCATTTTTAAAATTAACCTTGCGACCTAAACCATCTGTTAATTGACCTTCATCTAATAATTGTAATAATAAGTTGAATACATCTTCGTGTGCTTTTTCAATTTCGTCAAATAATATTACACAGTGTGGTTTTCTTCTAACCTTTTCAGTCAACTGACCACCTTGGTCATAACCAACATATCCTGGTGGTGGACCTATAAGTCTAGATACTGAATGTTTTTCCATGTATTCTGACATGTCCATTCTAACAAGAGCTTCAGCATCACCAAATACTTGTTCAGCTAATAACTTAGCCAAAAGCGTTTTTCCTACTCCAGTTGGACCTAAAAAGATAAATGAACCAACTGGTTTGTTTTTATCTTTTATTCCAATACGGTTACGTTTAATTGCTTTAACAACCTTAACAACTGCAGATTCTTGACCAATAACACTACCACTTAATTCTTTATCTAAATTTAATAAGCGTTTACCTTCTTGAGTTGATATTTTATTTAATGGGATACCAGTCATCATTGATACAATTTCAGAAATAGTTTCAACACCAATTTCAGTAACATCTTTATCTAAGCTTTCATTCCATTCAACAATAGCTTTTTCTAAAGTTTCTTCAACCTTTTTTTCTTCATCTCTAAGTTTTGCAGCTTCTTCGTATTTTTGTTTATTAACAACTAGTCTTTTTTGCTCAATAATTTCAGCAATTTTTATTTCTAATTTTTTAATTTTTTCTGGTTTCTCAATACTAACGTTGGTACTAGCACCAGCTTCATCTAACACATCAATTGCTTTATCTGGCATACTTCTATCCATGATATATCTAGCAGATAGTTTTACACATTCTTCAATAGCTTCATCACTATATCTAACCTTATGATGTTTTTCATATTTTTCTTTGATGTTTAACAAAATAGTTTTTGTTTCTTCAAGGGTTGGTTCCTCTACAAGTACTTGTTGAAAACGTCTTGTTAACGCACCATCTTTCTCAATATTCTCACGATATTCATCAAGTGTTGTTGCACCAATTACTTGAAGTTCTCCACGAGCCAATGCTGGTTTAAAAATGTTTGAAGCATCTAATGAACCTGAAGCATTACCAGCACCAATGATTGTATGTAATTCATCAATAAATAAAATAATATCTGGATTAGCTTTACACTCTTGTAAGATAGCTTTCATTCTTTCTTCAAATTGTCCACGGAATTTTGTTCCAGCAACAATTGAAGCTAGGTCTAAAGTGAATATTCTTTTACCAAGAAGTGTTCTAGGTGCTGTACCATCTTTAATTAATTGAGCTAAACCTTCAACAATAGATGTGTTATGCGTTACAATATAATTATCTGTAACATATAAATGATTATCATCTTCAATCATTATACATTTAGCCTCTTTTTTACCAACTAACACTACTTTAACAATATTATTTTTAAGTGTTTTAGAATATTGGTAATTAGTTGGTGCTTTTCCTTTTTTCCTCTCTAATAAGAATAAGTTTTTTGGTGAGTGATATCTAATAGATAAAACATAGGATACTTGACCCAATTTTTTCACACCTTTATATGTGTAAGAGCTTTGTTTATCACTTATACTTGCAACACCACCAATAGACCAAATTAATTCTTGCATATCTTTAATTAACTTATAGCTAACGCTAGAATATTGTAACGCACCAGTTTTTGTAACAGTTCCATCAGAATCCATTAATCCTTGTATTAGCGATATTTTTTGAGTTAACGAACCGTTTTTATATTTTTCTGGAATAAATTTATTATTTGATTTTGTTTCGGTTAAGTGCAATAAATCAGTCTCTTCCAACAATGGGTGGATTCTATCATTTTTATAATATCTAGTTCTTTTTTCAATTAATTTATCTTCAGATATATTAATTCTAAACGTATTTGTTTTTACTCCATTACCATTTATAGCTAATTTATAATCTGACCCAATTATTTCCTCAACATTTTCAGCTATTTCAATATCATCGGTAGTGAGTGAAAGTTCATATTTACCAAAATGACCATCACCTAATAATAATCCCATTAAATAAGGGTCGATAACATAATCTAATTTTTCATCTTTAATTATATTTTCAGATACCAAAGGTAATTTTAATTTATATTTGGTGTTTTCTAATTTATCTTTAATATCAAGTGTGTTAAGAATAGACCAAGATTTTTTTCTTTCTTTACCTACTGGTACCCCATAAACTTTCCATAGGTGTTCACCACAAGCTTCAGTACTTCTACCATCTTTAAAACTAATTCTATAAATATCTTTTTCACCTTGTGGGTATATACCAATTACTTTAGTTGTTTTACCTTCTGGTGTTAATACTTCATCACCAATATTTATTTCACCCATAGTTGTCCATCCATTAGGTGTTAATACCTTAGCATCTAATGGTTGTGCTTTACCAACACCAGGTTCACCAATAAGAATTGGATTATTTTTCTTTCTACGAGAAAGAATTTGAGACACACGTTTAATTTCTGTTTTTCTACCAATTACTGGGTCAATCTCGCCATTTTCAACAGCTTTAGATACATCTCTGCAAAAGTTATCTAAAACAGGTGTTTTAGTTTTTGTATCATTTTTAATTGGTTTTTTCTTAAACCCGTCATTTATATCATCCATATCTGAATCATCAAATGCACTGCTTTTAATTTCTTCTTTCATTTTGTTTTTAAAACTGTTATAATTAATACCGACTTCATTTAATAAATCATTTATTGGTAATTTTGATGATAAAATTGTTAACATGATATGTTGAGTATCAATCATTTTATCATTATGTTTTTCACATTCTTTATCAACTAACTTAAAGATTGCTTTTGTTTCTTCAGAAAACGGTGGTTTTCTTTTATTTGTTACCGCAATTCTAGGGATTAAATCAGTTTTTCTTAAATAATCAGATATTGTATCATATAAATCATTAATATTAACTTTTAATGATTTAATAATTTTAGTTGATACATTGTCATTATCACTAAGTATTGATAGAATCAAGTGTTCAGGTCTAACTTTTAAATCATCAAAAGATTGTGAATCTTTTATTGCTTGATTTATAATTGCTTTTAATTTAGGATGGATGTCTTTATTCATCTATTAATTTTTAATTGTTTAATTATTCTTTTGCAAATATACTACATTCTTTTTAATAAAACAACCTTGATTATTAAAAATATTATTCGTATATTTGCAAAAAATAAATAATGAAAGATAAAATATTTGATGTTATAGAAGTATTAGTACTTAAAACAACATATGATACTTCAATACCAAGTACTAATAAGATTACTTATTTTAATTCTTCAATTAGTTTATCTGGTAATTATATAATTTTTAATAGTCATGATAAACATGATAGTATGAAATTTGAATCAACACCATATCATTTAGATAAAATTAAAGGTTATAAAACATCATAATAATTAATAAAAAATAAAAAAAATGCTTTTAAAAAAACAAGAAACAGACAACAAAACAAAATCAATTTACGAATCATCAAATATATGTGCTTCGATTTATGATAAATCTAATAGTTCATTAACTATTATTTTCAATAACGGTGGTCAATACATTTATGAAAATGTATCATCAAGTGATTATTTAAGATTTGAAGTGGCCGATAGTCAAGGTGCTGTTTTCAATTCTCATTTAAAAAAATATTCTTACCAAAAATTAGATAAAGTTGACGTTAAAGATATTTTAGTTGAAATACATTCGATAAAAAATATTGAGGATAAAATTAAAATTAATCACGCAGTTGGATTTATGGTAGATAAAATGAAAGCTGTTAGTAAATATTACGAGTCAAGTGGAGAAGTAGAGACAGGATTATTAAACAAGGTTAGAGAAGCTATTGCTGACTATGATAAAATTAACGGATAATAAAATAAAATTATGAAAAAAATTAAAAAAACCTTAGTACTAATTATAATGACATGTTCATTATTTTTTATTGGAGCATCATTAAATGCTCAAACATTTGTTAAATATTATGATTTTGTTACTAAAACGGATAGAATTACACATGTGTTGGGTGAAACTGAACCGACAAATATAACAGCTGTGTTTAGTGGTAATGACAAAGGAGATATTCTTATTTTCTTTAATTCAGGTATGTCAGTTCATGTAGATAGATATTACAAAACTGGAAAGATATACAGTGGATTATCTAAAGATAATTTTCGATATAGATACATTGAAACTCGTAATGAGAAAAAAGAAAAAATAATCATGCAGTTGTTTGACGATATAGGAATATTTAGAGTACATACTCAAGATGCTACCTTTGAATATAAAGAATCAGTTAATTAAGATGGGACTTTATATACTAGGTGCATTCGTTGCAGCAGCATGGGTCTTTGTAATATATGAAGTATCAACAGGACCTTCAAAAAGAAGAAAAGAAGTTGACCAACTTGATTTAGATGGTAATTTTATTAAAGCTTGGGAAAGTATTACTAAAGTTGAAAAAGAATTAAAAATATATAATATAAACGCTGTTTGTAAAGGTAAACAAGGAACTGCTGGTGGATACAAATGGAAATATAAAATTAAAGAAAATGAATAAATTAGATTTAGATTATCAAAACCTCTTAAAAGATATTTTAGAGAATGGTGTGAAAAAAGAAACAAGAAATGGTGGAACAATCTCAGTATTCGGTAGAACTATTAGGTTTAAGTTTAATGGTAATAATTTTCCATTACTCACCACCAAAAAAATGCCATTCAAAACAATCGTAACAGAACTTCTTTGGTTCTTACGAGGTGATACGAATATTAAGTATTTGGTTGATAATGGTTGTAACATTTGGAATGGTGATGCTTATAAGAATTATTGTAAGAATATTGGTAAGGAAGTAATTAAACAAGGTGATACTTTTTTAGATACTAAAAGAAATATTATCGCAGTATGTAAAAGAAAAGAAATCGGAACATCTAAAAAAATTCCAATTTTAATTTGTGAATATGAAGGATGCTACATCGAGGAAGACTGTAAGAAGATACTATCACAAGAAGAATTCATCAACAAAATCAAAACAGATGATGAGTTTGCTAACAAGTGGGGTGAGTTAGGTCCAATTTATGGTAAGCAATGGAGAAATTGGACTGTACCAAGAATGGAGCCTAAAGGGTTTGATTTTGATACTGCTTGGGAGAAAAGTCAAAAAATATGGAAATCATCAAATGGTATGGAATGTGGCCCTAGTTTTGAAACTTTTTGTATGTCTTTATTAAGAAGTAAAAAAATGGGAATAGCATATGGTTACCATACTCAAATAGACCAAATCCAAAACCTAATCAACGACCTTAAAACAAATCCAGACTCAAGACGATTAATGGTTAATGCTTGGAATGTAGGTGAGTTGGATTCTATGGTCTTGCCACCTTGTCATTATGGATTTCAAGTTTATACAAGAGAGTTGAGTGAGAAAGAAAGAATGAATACTCTTATTCAAAATGAACAAAGGTTGATTTATGAGGAAGTTCAAAGTTTCAAAAATGTTAGAAGAAAAAAAATCAAAAATTGTTTGGATGAGCGAAACATCCCCACCAGAGCAATCTCTTTAATGTGGAATCAACGTTCAGTAGATACATTCTTAGGTTTACCATTCAACATTGCTTCTTATGGATTGTTATTAGAAATAATTGCAAAAGAAGTTAATATGGTTCCAGATGAACTAATTGGTAACCTTGGAGACGTTCATTTGTATTCTAACCATATTGAACAAGCAAAAGAACAGATTGGAAGAGAGTTTACTGAAGAAGAAAGATTAGAAGCTATGCAATTCTGTG